CATTTCAGTATAAATATTATGCTGACAACGGTCAGAAATTTCCGACCAAAGACCCCGAGGCTACCAAGAAAGATGACCGTGGTAATTTGGCACAGTCCTTAACAAATATGCTCAATGACATTAAGGCGGCAAGCGGAGGAACGTATAATAATGTTACTGCGGATGGAACTATTTTGAGAAATAGTTCAACCCAATACAACTACAATCGAAACTTTCAAACCCGAACCCCGGGTCAAGTTCCCAGCCAGTATCAATTTGGATTCCTGAAAGCATATCGGGATTCGGGGGTGACTTTGGTTAGTGATGATATTTCTTCTGGAAAGTCACTTGGATTGCCAACGGCAGGATTCAATGATACCATTAACGCCTTGGGAGTTCTGGACACCAAAGATGGAGATTGGAGTCCGTTTGAAGATGACATCATCGCATTGTATTTCTACGATGTAGTCAACGACAAATACATTCCATTTCGTGCAGCAGTCAATGGCGTGGCTGAAAGTGGAAATGCTTCATGGGAAGAAATGTCATTTATTGGTCGTGCCGATAAAGTTTATTCCTATGGCGGATTTAGCCGAAACTTGAGCTTCAAAATTAAAGTAGTAATTAGCAGTCTGAAAGAACTGGCCCCAACGTGGCAACGAATAAATTACTTGATGACTATGTATAAGCCATCGAACTATACTCAAGCCGCAAGTAGTACGGGTGGAGACTTAATTTATGATAGATTTATGGTTCCACCAATGTTCATGCTAACGATGGGCGATTTGTATCGTGACCAACCAATTTTGATTCAATCGGTTACGATGACCATTCCCGATGATGCAGCTTGGGAAACTTTGAATGAGGCAAATTCGGGAAACACTTGGAATTACATGGCGAACAAAATTCAATCATCGGGACATTTGTTTGGACAAGTCCCACGAGAAATTGAACTTGGAGTCTCGGCTTATCTGCTTGAGAAAGAACGTGCAGTGGTCGGTGGTGCTAATTTTGGACACGCCCCACGAACCGAAGACTTTTCGGGATTCAATTATGATACTGCTGAATCTGATATTATTACGAAATGGAGTTCGAACTTAGTGGCGTCAATTCCAAATTTGACGAGTCCGACCAATCCAAATGGTCCGAGCTTCTCGAATGGGTTTAATCCTGCTCCTGCTACAATCCCAATTCCCGGCACAAAGCCTTTATTCTAATTTATGGACCGATATGCAAGCAATCTAACGCAGTCCCGATGGGACGGAAAACGTGTTTATCAAACGACCGTCTATCCTTCGATTGTGCCGCAAGACAGCGACATTCAAGTTGTCTCCAATACGGAGGATTACCTTGATACGTTGGCTCTCAAATATTACGGCGACCCCGACCTTTATTGGATTATTGCGTTGGCAAACAATTTGGGTAAGGGAAGGTTGAGTGTTCCACCTGGGTTAATCCTACGTATTCCAACAAACGTAAATACGATTTTGGGGCAGTTCTCTAATCTTAATTCTTAACAAATATGCCATCACCAGTTATACCATGGGAACCCTGCAACATTCCTACCGAGCTTCAAGACGAATTAAATTCTCGGAAGAAAAACCGAAGTTTTCGTTATATCAATGCAACTCAAGGCGGGTGGCCATCTTCGGGGGCTAATTGGACAAAATATCGGGGGCCGAGAAGTCCTTGGGTTCGCCTCTGCTCCAATAGCAATGGACGAATGACTGGCCCCGATGCAGGAAAGCCGGGATTTGTTTTGTTTGGCGGCAAGGGATTTTATAGCACTTACGGATTCACATCGGCAAAAAATAATCCATCAATAATTGGTTATTTACCCGATGGTAAAACTCCCCATACAATAAACAATGACCTCAACGAAGATTACCCCATCCACGTCCCAAGTCCAGAAATTGAAAAAATATCCGTAACGATTCAGAAGGAACTTTATCGTCAAGCCGAAATTGAGTGGGTCTGTTTCTCCAAACGACAGTTGGAATATATGACACCCTATTTTCTCGTGCCGGGAATTTCCTGTATTATGGAATGGGGATGGAACCATTATAACCCCGCTTCACTGGTGGACTTGACGAACATTGGAGATTTACAGGATAAATTCAATAATCCATATCCTCTTTACACCAAAAATATTCTCCAATCAAATGGAAATTATGATGTCATCTTCGGCATTATCACTAATTTTGAGTGGACAGTTGATGGAAATAAATTCCGATGCAAAACCGAAATCACGTCGAAGGACCGTATTTACTCGGGGCTTATTGTTAGTGCGACTGCCGAAGATAAATCAGCCGATACAGATGTACAAGAAACAAATACGAATCAGTTTGATAGTCTTATTGAGTTTTTTGATAAATCTCTGGACCAATTTAGAAATGTATGGAAAACGCCTCCAGATTCTATTCCTCAATTGGCGGATTTTTCGAAATATGTTCGAGCGGTTCACCCTAAAAATGCAGACGAATATCTTTATGGAGTATTTTATGGGAGAGAAATGCAAGATATGTCTAATAAATATCAAAATCGTCCTAACAAGAGTTATGATTTTGATAATCAAACTCAAAATTCTGAATTGTGGCTTAATCTTGGACTTGTAATCGAAGCCATCAATTTCCATGCCAGTCCTTTAAAAGCGATGAAAGGTAAAGAAATGCTTCATGTTGATGTTGATGATGTAGTAGTTAATGCTCATCCCAATATGATTTCAAGTGATGGGTCAATTTGTTTAATTCCAAATTGGAAATCTCCACATTATTTTTATGGTGTATGGGGGCCACAAGATAAAGGTATTCCGGAAAAATTAAACCCATCTGACAGTGCCGTGCCAGTTCCCTCTGGGTTGGCTAATGCTATCGCAAAAAATAAAGCTCCGGACTGGAAATTGCAAAACGTATGTAGTAGAGATCATATTGCTCGGAGAGATGATATTGATGAGATTATTAATGCTATTCGATATAACAAGGGATTGTCTAGTCGAACTTTTGAATTTCCGTTTAGTGCTCCTCAATCAACTCTTGAAAATAAGCCTTATCCTGCAAATTATTCGGGATACCTTAAAGATATTTATATCAACACTTCTTATTTGAAGGGGTTGCTTGATAATAGTTCTGATATTCAGACTTATTTTCAGTTGGTGGAGAAATTGATGGAAGACGTAAATGGTGCCTGCGGCTCATTTTGGGATTTGCGACTTGTGAGTGCTCTCGGGGACACGAAAATTGGTCCATCGGACCCCGCTCCGATGAAAGTCATTGACTACAAGTTTATGTATTTCTCCAATCGTGGTAATGTGTGGACGTTTGATTACTATGATGCTGATAGCTTGCTCCTTGGTATAGGATTTAAACCCACTTTGAGTAATGCTCAGGCAATTCGGACAATTTATGCTCAAACCAATAATCCAACAGGAGCCAAAACGACAGTTACCAATGGAACTAACGAACTTTTGGATTATCAGTTTACCGACCGATTGAAACTGGCTGATAACGTCGGGGATGCTCCAACTCCAACGGCAGACACGAGTGGGTTCAAAGACACAATGCGAGAATTACAACAATTAGATTCCCCTCAAAATTCATCATATCAAATAACAACTGCATCAAGCATTTATCGTCTTGCTCTTCCCGCCAATGATATTCAATTGTTATTGCTCGATGACACGGATGAGGATAATAATCCAAAATACACAGGAATTATGCCCGGCATTCAGGCTACTTTTACCATTCAGGGAATTGGTGGTCTTCGAACGTTTATGATGTTCCTCGTCCGCAATCTTCCAGAGCCATATTCCGAAGATAACATCGTCTTTCGTATTGTTAATATTGAGGAAACTATTGAGGCTGGAAACTGGACTACGACTATTACGGCTGGCGTCATTCCTCTTCGTCCACAGATTAAAGCTCGTCTTGGAATAACTTGACTTTCATCTGAGCATCTGTCATGATGCTCGGCTGATGATTGAGACCGAGAATGATTTGAATCGTTTCCTAGAAGAAAACCAACAAGGCGATTGGTTTCTTCATATCGTTCCCGAATCTCACGATTCTCACTCTGCGGTCAGTAAAATGTCCGTTCTGTTCATCCTCAATCTTCTGACGGGGAAGGATTATTACTTTGCCTACAACCACCCCGATTCCCATCCCCAATTCGAAAAGTTTATCTTTCGGGGAATATTTCAGGCTCCCAACCGAAAATGGGCATTGGATAAAAAGGCATTCGAGCAAACCACTGGCTTTCAAAATATTTCCGATGTAAACTTGGTTGCATGGATGCGAGACAATGAGACTTTTGAGTTGTCTGAATATACAACGCCAGCCCATCATCTTATCTATAGAAATGCGAGCGGGCATGAGAAATTGAATTTGGCGGTTCCACTAATGAAGCACAAGGAAATGTTTACAGACCTTGCGACTGATATGGCTGATGTAGTTAGAGGATACGAGCCTGACGTAGCATTCACAAGATTCAATGACCTCATTATTGGAACTCTTGGGGAATTGGAGAAGCAAGGGATTTTCGTTGACCGTCAATTATTCAATGACCGATACAAGATTGACCCCGGTCCTAATGGAATGGTATGGAGTCACTACAATGTCTATACTTCGACGGGGCGTCCAAGTAACAGTTACAAGGGAGTCAACTATGCTGCCTTGAATCAGAGCGATGGCACCCGAAAATGTTTTCGGTCGAGATATGGGAAAGATGGATGCATTGTCGTTTTGGACTACACTTCGTTTCACCCACGTATAGTAAGCCGATTGGTCAAGCATGATGTCCCTGTAGATGTTGATATTTATGCTTACCTCGCAAAGCTCTATTTCCATAAGAAGGAAGTGGATGAGACCGATGTTAAAAACTCAAAAGCATTAACATTTCGCCAGTTTTACGGTGGTATCGAGGACAAATACCTTCACATCAAGTATTTGTCAAGTATCAAGCATTTCACAGAAGAACAATGGGATTTCTTCAACGCCAATGGGCACGTTTTAACCCCCTTCTTTAAGCGTAGGATTACGACCAAGCATCTTTCACAGCCCGACCCACCCAAAGTCTTTAATTACATCCTTCAAGCGACGGAGGGAGAATTAAGCATTCCCAAGGTGCGTGCGGTATTAGACTATTTGACGGGAAAGTATACCAAGGCGATTCTTTACACTTACGACGCTGTTCTGTATGACTTCTATAAGCCAGAGGGAATGGAAACGATTCAAGATTTGAAACGGATAATGAGTTTCGACGGGAAATTCCCGATGAAAGCGTATATGGGCGACACCTACGATGATGTCAAATTGATTAGTGTTTGAAGAATGGTTCGATATATTGTTGAACCATATAGAAATCAGTTGGGTCTATCAAAATTGCAATTGATGCTACCAACCACTCATCATTTACCGTATCGTAGTATTTCTGGTTCGGGGGAGCCGCAGTGAACTCGATACCATCCTCATTCAGTTTGTTTATGATTTCTGAATACTCGGCATGATTGCATTGTCCCTCTTGTAAAGTCTCTCCACTATTTGCATCGGTGAAGAAAACGGTCACGAGTTTATCCTCGGGCTTCAATTCGACATCAATAACGTCTTTTGCATTCTTTTTTAAGACATCATAGGCGGCGTTAATCCACTTCATATCTTCATCTTTTCCGCCCGCATCGGAGTGGTTACGTTTGGCCAATGCCATGTAATATTTTCGCAACTGTCCCTTGTCCAAATGGGCTGCATTTCGAACGCCATATTTGGCAAAGATAGTAGTTGCGACGTTTGGTCGCATTGCCTCAAGTAAAATGTCTTTGAAGTGAATCATATAAATAAATATCAAGAAGTGGAGCTAAGTGTATTTTTTGGGATAATCAGGATGTTAAAAAAGTAAGATTTTCTTACTTTTGATGAAGAGACGGACGGTCGAATGTCGTTATAGAATATGACAGTAGATACCATCGGTCGAAAGTCCAACGGAAAAAGGACAGGAAGCGGGAGAAGAAAATCATAGATTTTTTACATCCGTTGGAATTTTGGAGAGTGGATGAGAAGACCAAAACCTTCCGAAATATATTGGTTTCTTGATCCCT